ACTCTTGTGATAGTAATGAATATATACCACCCATAGCAGTTTCTAATTGTTGTGCCATGTATCTAATTTCTTGTGCTGTTACTCTTTCAGCATCTCTTTGTATAGCTGTATTTAATAAGAAAGCATAAGATAATCTTTCTTCTAATTTAGAAATACTTCTTTCAACTACTTGTAAGTCATACTGTTTTTGTGCTTGTAATACTGCTACATCATCTGCACTACCAGTAATTATGTCACCATTTCTAGTATTAGCTAAATCTTTTTTTCTAGTTACAGAGTTAGGTCTAACCATAAATACTACTTTAGAAGATGCAGCTGCACTTTCTACAAGTGCTTGAGATAAACCTTCTAATGATTTTAAATCACCTAAAAACTCTTCTACATAACCACGACCATAATCTTCATTGTCTACTCTTACCATTCTTAATGCTTGGTATGGTAAACTGTCTATAGGATATGTACCTTGTGAGCTTTCAATTTTAACACCTTTTACTTCTTGACAAGTGTAAAATTCTTTATCGTTTAATTTGTAAATGTGTGTGTAAAGTTCACACTCTTCATCTGGTTTGTAATCTTCAAACTGTGAAATTCTTTCTAATGTATCACCATCTAAATATGTGGGATGAATAGTTTCTTCAATAACTATTTCTATAATGTTACCTGAAGCATCTCTTTTACATACAAAATTTGTTAAAGGAAATACTCTCATAGTTCCTTTTTTAGGTAAATAAGTTAATACGTTACCTGCTACAATTAAATGTTTTAATGCTTCAAACACACTAACTCTTAAAGCAAGTTGTTCAATCTTACTTGAAACTTCTCTTTCAATAGTTGCTAAAGATTTTTCTACTTCAGACTTAATTTCTTTTTGTTGGTCTAAATCTCTTTTAGCGTTACCTGATACTGATAATCTAAAAAATGGGGAATTGGGTGGAAGCAAAAGTAAAAGAAGTTTACTTGCTAAGTTGTTAACGCCTCTTGCGCCAACTGATTGAAATGGATTATATAAATCTGTAGAAGAATGAAAGCCATCTGGTGGTAAAAGTGAAGGTATAGTTAATTCACTACACTCTTGTCCTCTATCTAAAAAATGTTCTCTGTGTTGTTTTAATGTTTCGTATCGCTCTTTAGCGCTTTGTTGTAACTTATTATTATAATGCATAATATTAAGTTATATTTAAACCGGATGTAGTGGGTATGTTTAGACCAGAAGATGTTTGTAAAGCTGTAGTTCCAACTTTTTTCTTTTTCTTCAAATCTAAGTCTTTATCCATATCTACTGCTGTCTCTACCTTAGGCGCTTTATCTTCTTCAATAGGCGCTGAAGGTGGAATAGGTGCAGGAGCTTGCACAATTTGAGGTGCTTTAGGTTTTGATAAACACATAATTACTTCTCTGTCCTCTCTTTTAACATGTTAATGAACTTAACAACATCACGTTGACCTGCTTCAAAGTATATTTTATTAGGATTATCTGTTAAAACAGGAGACTTTTCAGGATAAACTTTGTTTAAAAGTTTAACTAACTCATCTACTGTCGCAGGTAAAACTAAATCTTCTTGGTCAATCATATTGTTTTCTTCTAAAAAGGGCACTTTAGTCCCACAAGTTTCCTGTTATAGTTCCTTTGTTATATTCTGTGGCTCTATTCTCAAAGAAATTAGCATGTTCTACACCATTTAACACCCAGTCTAACCAACCTAATGGGTTATCTTTTACACCATAATTAGGTTTTAAAGACAATTGTAATAGTCTTCTGTCAGCAATGTATCTAATATATTGTTTAACTTCTTCTGCTTTTAATCCTCTAATACCACCCATAGAAAATGCTAAATCAATAAACTTATCTTCTAAGTCTACCATATCTCTACATGTTTGATAGATACTTGCTTTAAATTTTTCTGTCCAAATATTTGGGTTTTCTTTTATTAATTGATGAAACAACTTAATCATGCTTTCAACATGGTGTGTCTCATCTCTGATAGACCAAGTTACAATCTGACACATTCCCTTCATACGTCCATATCTTTGGAAGTTAAGAAGCATAACAAATGATGCAAACAACTGTAACCCTTCACCAAATGCAGAGAAACAAGCTATCTCTCTAGCCATACCCTCTAGTCCTTTACCTTTAGATGTAAACAAGTATTCATGTTTATTAGCCATCTCTTTGTATTCTTGAAATGCTTTGTATTCTTTATCAGGTAAACCAATAGTATCATTTAATAATGAATAACTATGTGCATGGTTAGCTTCACTTGTCGCTATAGCAGACAACATCATTCTTACTTCTGGAGCTTTGAATTTAGGTATGTACTTATCTAAGTAAGCCTGTGCTATATCTACATCACCTTGAGTAAAGAATTTTAATATTTGTCCTATAAGATTTTTTTCTTCTACTGTTAATCTTTCATTCCAGTCTCTTACATCCTCGTGTAATGGTACTTCGCTTGGAAGCCAATGCATTTTTTGTTGCATGTCGTAAGCTTCAAAAGCCCACCCATAATCAAATGGTTTGTAGTAAGTTCGTTTGTCAAATAAACTCATATCTTTTTTTCTAACTCCTTAATGTAATCTTCTTCTTCTTTTGGTAACTCTTCTTTAGTTTTATCTTTACCAAATATACTATCCCAATTTTCTTTAAACTTTTTAGATGGAATATGTTTTCCGTCTCTTATTTTATAACTATTAAAACCCATGATATAATTCTACTCCTTCTATAATAATTATGATTAATAACTCTATGGCTAAGATAGTATGATATACTGTCCATAACACAGATTGTTTTGTTTTACTTTTTTGTTTTCTCTTTTTCTTTTTTAATGGTTTATAATTAACACCATCAAATAAACTACTGTCTGTCATTTATCCCTCACATGCTAAACAATCAGCTTCAGGTATAATTGTTCGTTCTACTTTTTTTGATACTAATTCAGCACGTTTGATAGCTTCTGAACGACAATAATACAAAGTCTTTAACTTTTTCTTCCAAGCCAACATATGCATTTCATGTAATTCTTTAATGTTTACATCAGCAGGTACAAATACATTTACTGATTGTCCTTGACAAATATGTTTTTGTCTGTCTGCCGCATGCTCAACTATCCATTGTTGATTTATTTCTATTGCTGTTTTAAATATATCTTTTTCATTATCAGAAAGAGCATCTAAATGTAATACTGAACCTCTGTTTGCTAAAATAGAAGTCCATGTTTCTTCATTGTTAATACCTTTTTTATCTAATAATTTTTCTAAGTATTTATTTTTAACTAGAAAAGAACCTGACATTGTTTTTTGTACATATGCATTTGCTCTGTATGGCTCTATAGATGGTGATGTTGTACCACAAATAATAGAACTAGAAGCATTAGGTGCTATTGCTAACAGGTGTGCATTACGCATACCAGTTCCTTCCATGTCTGGAGCTTCACCTCTTTTTACTGCTAGTCTTTTACTTTCTTCTACAGCTTGTTCTTTAATTGTTTTAAATATTTTCATGTTTAATGATTTAGCAAGTGCACCTTCAAAAGGTATTCCTCTTGATTGTAAATAAGCGTGAAAACCCATAGCACCTAAGCCTAAACTTCTTTCACTGTTTGCACTAAACTTAGCTCTAAACAATTCATCAGGTGCTTTGTCAATAAAATATTGTAGTACATTATCTAAGAACCTAACTAAGTCAGGTATAAATAAACTATTGTTCTTCCACTCATCATACTTTTCTAAATTAACAGAAGACAAACAACAAACAGCTGTTCTGTTTTCATCAGTAGCTAGTGTTATTTCTGTACATAAATTAGAATGATTAACTTTTAATCCTAATTTCTTTTGTGTTTCAGGTAATGCATCATTTACTGTATCAATAAATGAAACATAAGGCTCACCAGTGGCAACTCTTGTTTCTAATATTTTTAACCACAAATCTCTAGCTGATACTGTACGTACTACAGCTTTTGTATGAGGGTCAATTAAATTCCAACTGTCATCATACGTAGGTTCTTTAATACAATTATCTATTAACTGCATAAAGTCATCAGAAATATTTACACCATGATGTAGGTTAAGACATTTTCTATGTACATCACCACCACTAGGTTTTCTCATTTCTAAAAATTCTATTATCTCTGGATGTGATATATCCATGTATGCCGCATAACTTCCACGTCTTGTTTTACCCTGAGAGAACGCAAGTATCTCACTGTCAACTACGTGTAAAAAAGGTATTGAACCTGAAGACTGTGAACCACCAGAAGTTTGTGTTCCATCACTTCTTACATGTCCCCAATAACCACCGATACCACCACCAACAGAAGCAAGCCAAGCGTTTTCTGTATAGTGTCCTGTTAATCCTTCTCTACTATCACCTACGTAATTTAAGAAACATGAAATAGGCATACCTCTTTTACTACCGGCGTTAGACAAAACAGGCGTAGAATACATAAACCAAAGTTTAGATGCATAATCATATATACGCTGTGCCATCTCATCATTATCAGAAAAAGCTTTTGCTGCTCTCATAAATCCTTCTTGCGGTGATGTTTCTTCTGGTAATAAATATCTATCTTTTAATGTTGTCTTACCAAAATCAGTAAGTAAGTTATCTCTTTCGTAATCTATCATTCTTTTGTTTCCGTTACTCTTGGTTGTCCTTCTTTTTCTATAATAAAATCAATGTATTGTTTAGCTTTCTTTAAATCTTCAATACCATGTCCCTTGTATCTCCACCTAGAAATATATTTTACAACGTTGCCCTCGCAATACGTGAGGTTATTTTGTATAATATAATCTATAGGTTCTATACCACCCTTATTATAGTGTAACGGTTTTTTTATATTGTCCATAATTTTACTTCTCCTGTTTTCTTATTGTAATCACCATGTCTTAGTATACGTGCAACTCTAGCTTGTTGTAAAGCTTCAGCCTCTGTATATCCTTTATCTACGTAAATCTTTTTGACTATCTTCCATAGGTCTAAAAGGGGAACGTTAGTATATTTCTTAATCAGCTTCTCAGCAGTTTTAATTCCGACACCTTCTATGCCATCATATCCGTCAACTTTATCACCTGTCAAAGTCTGTATCATAAACCAATAGTCAGCCATTCGCTGCGGTATTTGCTCTACATTCATGGCATCTTGTGATAGTTTACAAGGTACTGTTCGTAAGTCTTTATCTATACTAACAACAATACGCTCTTCATCTACAGGCTCTGTAGCCATAATACCCATAACATCATCTGCTTCTAAGTTCTTCCATACAACTCCGTTATGTTTTTCTAATACATATTCTCTCAAAGCTTTTAATGTAATTGGTTTACGTTTATCTTTTCTATTGTTTTTGTATGAAGGCAATACATCTTTTCTAAAATTACTGCTGTCTGTTAAAGCAATAACATAGTCATCAGCTTGTAAGCTTGCACCTAAGTCATCTATAACTGCATCTACATCAGCTTTACATAAAGTTTCATCACAGTGTAGTGTCCATAAACCGTCACCCCAGTCTGTTTCTACTTCATTATTAAGTGCTATCTTATATAATAAAATATCACCATCAATTAAAAGTACTCTTTTTAGTTTCATGTTTCTCCTATATATCAAATGTTAATAAATCTTCTTTTGGAATTATGTGTCCTTTACTTGTCCAGTTATCGCCACCCTTCTTAATAGGGTACTTAACCATAAGTTTTTTAAGATGTGCTGTTGGTATTAAAACCCAAACTTGGTCAGTCCTGTCTTGTGTCCATAAACAAATAGCATAGTTTCTTGATTGTGTTGTGTTAATACCAGAAGGTTTACCTCTACTTTCTGTTTCAATATAAACGTTACCTGTTTTCTGACACAGCCTATCAGTTTTACATTCTATCTTACCTTCTACTGCTTCTTGAAACTCATTTTCGTATTGTTGTCCAAACTTTAAATCTTTATCAAAGTGAGGTTGTGCTTTAGTGTGTTTCACTCCAGTTATCTCCTATCTTGTATTCACCAGTTAGCGGAAGTCTTAAATCAAAATACTTACCAGTGTCTTCTATTGCTTTTACGGCTAATTGCCCAACTTGCTCAGCATCTTTTTCAAGACACTCTACTTGTATTTCATCATGTACCCACACAACTTGATGTGCTTTAGGTATTTTCTTAATTACTTTATCAAACTCTACTAACCATTGTTTACACACTAAGGCTCCGGACGATTGAAGCAAAGTATTTAATGCAGCATGACTTGAACGTACTTTAACACGTCTCTTATCAAGACCTACTAAGTAACCACGTTCAGCTGCTTGCTGTACATTTTCAATTAGTTTGTTTAATGCAGGTAAGTTATTTAAGAAACGTTTCTTTATCTTAGATGCTTCTGCTACAGTTTTATTTGTAACTGCTGCAATCTTTTTAACACCACCACCGTAAAGAAAACAGTAGTAAAAACGCTTGGCTAAGTCTCTGCTATCTAACCCTGCT